TGTTGGAGTTATTGATAAAGTCGAAGGTACATATATGATTAATGTTGATGGAGAAGAAATTACGCTAGAATAAATTGTTGATAAGTGTTTAGGATATGAAATATCTATTAAATGTGTAAAATAATACTTGACAAATACAAAATAGTATGATATAATGTATTTATAGGTGTGAGGTTCTCCGTTTGGCAACACTTAATTGACCGTTCGATTAGGTCAGCCAATCAGAATAATGCTCGACTTAGTAGAGCTTCTCATATAATGAGAAATGCAAGTTTAAATCTTGCTATTCTGAATATCAGAAAAAAAACGATGTGGTGGTGGAACAGACATACATCGGCCGAAAACAGCCTTGTTCCCTTTGCGTAGGGGGCGTGTATGGTAAAACGATGGATGGTTAATTCCGTCGCAATAGTAGACACTTCGGATAGGAAAGTTATCTGCAATATATGATAAAGATATATTGTAACCTAACCACCATGTGGAGAGTGTGATAACATACAGGGTGCAAATCCCTGTCCACATCATATGGGGTGTAATCATTCGTGCTTACAAACCAAGACCACGAGTGGACATCGTGCGAAATGGGAGGATAACCCTAGGGGAAAGCCCGAAGTGAACAATAACCATTCTGTGAGGTTTTCTGGGGTAGCCACCTAAAGTGGTCTCGTATTTTAGTAGCAGAAATTCATATATTGGTAGTCTTAAATTGTGTTGGACACGAGATGGTCTCCAAAACCATTGACAAGGGGTTCGATTCCTCACCTTTATGCCAAAGCCAAAGTTAAGGCTTTAACTTAACCGTACCTGCACGAAAAAAGGAGTAGCCTGTAGGCGGAGGCGAGAAACCAACCTTCATAGTGGAGAGTTAAGTCTCTCACAAATAGATGTGATGGCGAAAGATAAACGCAGACAAGTGAATAATCTACCCTCGTCAAAAGGTGGGAAATCACTTATCAGTAAGTCACGAATAGTGGAGTCATGACCACGATGTTGTGCAAATAAGTTGAACCACGCAAGGGTGCTGTAAGAGTGAAAGGCTTTTGCTCACATCATTTAAAATAGGAGAATATAATATGGATGGATATGCAAAATTAGAGTTTGAAAGAGAAATAGTAATAGGATAACGAAGTATTATAGATACCATACTTTGTTCTTTATGAGCCTATGACCAACGGGGTATAGCCCCAAATCATCTTGACACTGTGGCGGAATAGGTAGACGCATAGTTCGGGCAATTAAGCCAACAGGTAAACGTTTAAAATACGGGTATAAATATGGCGAACATCGTTATGCTTGGCGATGTATACGTGGTGCAAATCCATGTCTGTGTCAGATGAACTAAAAAAAATAAAATCACTCTGTTAGGCTAAGTCAGGAGTGGTTTTTCCATTATCTTGAGGATATGCAAAACTTTATTATCAAAATAAAAATTTGGTAATAAAGTTTTGCAAATATATGAGTGTAGTGTAGAGGTAACATGTTCCGTTTGGGGCGGAATGTCGCAAGTTCAATTCTTGCCACTCGTACCAATAATTTAAAAATTAAAAAAGGAGACAAAGGATGCTTAAACAACAACAGAACGAAACAAAGTTGCAATACATAAAAAGAATAGTTGAGGGTAAACTTACAGATAAAACTATTGATGATGATTTTGTGGAATTGAGTGAAATTTTGTTTGGAGACGGAAACCGCTTCAATTCAAGTGAAGTAAGGAAACGTATGTATGGTATGAAAAGACTTATTGAATTTATAGAAGAGGAAAACATAGATAATTTAGATTCAGATTCAATACTTACTGCTATGGATATAAAAAAATTTGAACTAGAGGAAGAGCGCAGAAAATTATTTGACCAAAGGCGAGAACTTAAAAAAATAAATACTACAAACGCTAGAAATGATTATCTTGTAGAATATTTAATTTATGCCGCAGAAAAATTAAACAATGAAAAGCCTTTAAATTTTGATAAGTTTTATAATAATTATTCAGAAACAGAAGCAGTTCTTGTTTTTAGTGATTGGCATTATGGTATGGTTACTGATAATATTTGGAATAAATATAATACAGATATATGTAAAGAAAGAGTAGAATTATTAGTCTCAAAAGTAAAAAAATATATTGGTGTTCATAAACCCAAAAGATTAAATATAATTTTATTAGGGGACTCAGCCCATGGCAGTATACATGCTTCTTGTAGAGTAGAGTCCGAAGAGGATGCGTGCGACCAATTAATGCAGGTTTCTGAAATTATAGCGGAGTCTATTGCCGAATTAAATAAATTTGTTGAAGAAACATTTATTTATTCAACTTATGGCAATCATATGAGAACAATACAAGATAAAAAAGAAAGTAAACATTCTGACAATATGGAAAAAATTGTACCTTGGTGGATTAAACAAAGGTTACAAGAATATGACAATGTTCACATTGTAGATGCTGACTATTATGAGTTTATTAAATTAAACGTTTTAGGATATAATATTGTTTGTGCTCATGGCGATTTGGATAAAATTAAGAATTTTGGTCTTACAGTAAATACATTATTCAATAAACTATATCGAGAAAATATTGATTATACAATTTTAGGAGACAAGCATCACATTGAAGAATTTGAACAACTTGATATTGAAAATATTTTAGTTCGCTCACTTTGCGGAACAGACAGTTATGCAAATAATCTTAGATTATATTCTAAGGCTGGTCAAACACTTATATTTTTTACTAAAGAAGAAGGAAGATTGTGTACTTATAATATAAAATTATCATAAATTAATATTCGCCTCAGACTGTTTTTCTGATAAGCGATTTTTAGGAATTGGAATGTTTATCCAATTCCTCTTTTATTATATTTTATAAAGGAGGAATTATGGCTAAAGAGAAATTGTGTGGAATTTATTGCATTGAGAGTTTAATTGATGGTAAAAAATATATAGGATTAAGCAAAAATATTGAAAAAAGGTTTTATTCTCATAAAAATAAATTAAAAAATAAAAATCATCCAAATGACCATTTACAAAGCGCATATAAAAAGTATGGTTTGGATAATTTTAAATTTTATATAATTGAAATTTGTGATGTTTCGGAATTACAAATTAAAGAAATATATTATATTAGTAAATTTAATACACTAGATAATAAAATTGGATATAATCAAACGTCGGGAGGAGAAGGAACTCAAGATAAAACTGATTATGTATTAAATAAAATGTCTATAAAAAGAACTAAAAATTCGGTGTGTCAATTTACATTAGATGGAATTTTAATTAATAAATATAGAAATTGTCGTTTTGCTTCAAAATATTGTAATATTTCCGCTGAAAACATACGTATGGTATGTGATAAAAAATATGGAAGAAAAACATTGGGCGGGTTTTTATGGATGTACGAAGATGATTATATAAAAAACGGAATCGACACATCTGACTATACTAGAGGTTCAAAAAATAAAAAAGTAATTCAAACCGATTTAGATGGAAATTATATAGCAACATTTATATCCGCAAGAGAAGCAGAAAAGATTACGGGAATAGGATATCGAATGATTTCAAGAGTATGTATTAATCAAAGAAAACATACTCATGGATATGTATTTAAATTTGAATCATAATATGTTAATTTTAGAGGAAGAAAAAGGAAAAGTTTGTGAGTATAATATAAAACTCAACTAACTAAAAAGGAGGTTAATATGGCAAAATTAAAAGAAAGCTATTGTTTGTCATGCCATAGGATGCACGATTTGAGTGAATTTTATGTTTCTGATAATCCGTTCCATGCAAATTGCGTATTGCCATATTGCAAAGAAGAATGTAAGGCAATTGCGGCTTTTTATATTAAACAAACATCTAAGCTTAGTTCGGGTTTATATTTTGCGTGTGCGGCTATAGGTATACCATTCTTGCAAAAACCATTCGATATAGTCGAAGGGCGCTTAAAATCAAGTGGTACTCAAGATGCTTTTAGTTTATATTATAAAGAATATTTAAAATATAGAACTGAGGATGATGGTTTATGTGATTTTAGTAAAACAGACGTAGATTACAAAGATGTGGTATCTGTTGCAAAGGCGGTTGCCGCGATTAGGCAAGAATCAGAAGAATTAAAGCTTATATGGGGGGACAAAACCCTTGAGCAATTACAATATTTAGAATATAGATATGAAATATATACAGAAGATAAAGATTTGACGGAATATCAATCTAAATTATATCGAACATTATGTCTTGCTGAATTAGACGAATATGAAGGCAACGACGTAAAAGGCGCGGTTGATAGACAGGCAAAAATAGCAAAAACTTTAGGTATTGACCAGTTTAATATAGATAAGGAATTATCTTTAACTGAGAAGATGCTTGAAAATCAAATTGCTGTTATGGAAAACGAGGAGCCTGCAATATTTTATAAAGACTTATCTATGTATGCTGACTTTATGGGTATCGGCGCATATTGGGAAAATCACGTTATTAGACCTCTTAGAAATTTATTATTAAACAGCAAAGAATATAATATTATACCTGATGATGACAAAAAGGCTATAAGTGAATATTCTGCTAACGACGACGGAGAGGTTATCGAAGTCGAGGTTGATACTGATGACTAAGGCTAAATCTTACGAGGTTAATTTAAGCGTAAATTCCCATTATAATAAATTGCTAAGAAAAAGAAAAGAACGAGAACAATCTCGAAAAAAACCTTTAACAAAAGAAGAACACAATACACAAGTAAAAAAATGGACTACATTTTATAGACGAAATTGGAATATTTATGCAAAGCACGAATTGGGTATACCATTATTCTTTTTTCAAGAGGTAATGATTTATCTAATGGGTGTGTCATTGATATTTTACCTTATGTGCGGTCGAGGCTTGAGCAAGAGCTGGCTTGCCGCTTTGTCGGCATTTATAAAATGTATGTTATATCCATACACCGAAGTAGTTTTAACCGCAACAACAATTAAAACCGCTAAGAAAATGGTAAAAAACAAAATGGAGACTGAACTTTGTGGTAAAATGTCTCCTAAATTAAAATATTTATATGATAAAGATTTAATCCACTTCACATATAATCAAGAGGATGTGCGAGTGGATTTTAAATTTAATGGCTCTTGGATATTAATACTACCCGAAGCCGACTCAAGTAGAGGTGAAAGAAGTTCTTTGCTTATATTTGAGGAATGTCGATTACTAAAACAACATATGGTTGACAGCGTATTTATGCCTATGGCGCATCCAAGACCCGCGCAATATATGTTAAAAGAAGAATATCGTAGCGATATGCGTCTTGTTGAAAAGTGTCAAAGTATATATTTGACGTCAACAAGATATAAATTCGAATGGTTTTGGACTAGATGGCGAAAAGTCGTAGTGGGATGTTTTAATAATAAACGTATACCATATAACTTTTTTGCAGGAGATATTTTTACTGCAATTGCCCATAATCTAAAAACCGAAGAAGATTTAGAGATAGCAAGAGACACTATGTCTGATATGGAAATCCGAATGGAGTTATTTAACGAGGCTATTGGCGAAGTTGAAAACTCGTTCTATTCATTAGAAGAATTTAAACATGGTGCTTTAATTGTAGATGGGTTTAATCCACCAACAGCAGAAGAGTATGTGATTAAATATCTTAAAGGTGATATAGAATATTTTAGACCAAAACAGCCCGAAGAAGTTCGTGTTATATATGTTGACTTTGCGTTCTCTGATACTGTAAATAAACAGCAAGAGAACGACTTGACCGTAATAGGTTGTATGTCAGGATATCCTAACGAAGACCACGATAAAATTCTTAGAAATACTGAATATATGGAGACATATAGTGGCGGGAAAAAAGACGAGTCCATCCTTAGAATAAGAGAATTATTTTATTTATACAAAGCAGATTTTTTAATAGTTGACCTAAGAAATGGTGGCGAAGATAGATATATTGATTTAACTAAAGCTTATCATCATGAGACTATAGGAATTGACATGAATGGATTTGGCATACTTGATAATAATGAAATTTTACAATTTTTCTGTGATGGGGCTAAAGCCGACAATTTAAGAACTAGAATAGTAGACCCATTTGCTATTAATGTCACAATACCTGTAATTGGCACAGATGAAAGAAACAATAACTTTCATATTGCTATGAAAAATGCGCTTAATTCTAAAATAATTAGATTTTTGGTCGATGAAATGGAATTAAAAGAAGAAAAATCTAATGATGTAGAATTTTTGACATTATCTTCTCATGATTTAATGCGACGTATGCTTGGACATATTCAAATAAGTTTAATGATGGAAGAAGCGGTTAAATTAGAACAACAGATAAAAAATGGTTTTATTAAATTGGTCGAACCAAGGACAGGAACTAAAGATAGAGTTATTGCTACAGAATATAGTAATTATCTGTTTCATTTATTAGAATTACAAATGATTAAAAAACAACAAAGTAATGAAATAGACTTAAATGACTGGACAATAATAGTATAAAAAAATAAATAGAAAGGAGGATTAGAATGGCTAAAAAAACATTAGAAAAAACAGAATTGACACCGCAGGAAGTTTTCAATGTATTACAATTTGCAGATGGATTATATGGAACGAATATTTTTACTCCACAATTATTAAATCAGACTCTTATAGATTTAAATAATCAACCAAGAAAACCTACATATGATAAATTATTAAGGGCAATAAGTAATTCTAAATACTCAGCCGAAGAACTACAAGGTTATGGAGAATGGCTCGAATTTGTTGATGGATTATTTAATAAAGTTGTAAATTATTATACAGGGCTTTTGTCTTTTGATTTAAGTATAAATTGCAAAAACGCTTACGGAAATGATTATAAAACAGACGAATATGCGGAAGATTTAAAAAGAGTATATAAGTTTTTGGACAGTTTTGACTATCAGGGCGAATTTAGAAAAATGCTCAAACTTATGATAAAGAACGAAACGGTATATACTTGGCTTAGGGACAACAAGAGCGAAAATAATGCAAAATATGCGTTGCAAATAATGCCACAAGATATGTGTATTACAACGGGTTATTTTTCTGACGGTATATTATATGATTTTAATTTTTCGTACTTTTTGAGACCGGGGAGCGATATTGAGGCATACCCCGATGTATTTAAGGATTATTATAATAATGTATTTAAGAATGTAAATTTAGATAAATATATTCCAACAAGTTCTTTTAATGACAGGGATGGTACTTATTCATTTTATTCGCAGACATCGCCAAATGATGGAGCGTGGTGTTTTAAGTTTGATAATACAAATTTTAATTCTGTTCCATTTTTATCTTCAATAATGGTTACAAATCTTTTAAATGGTGAAATGCAAGCATTGCAACGCGACAAAAATTTGTTGGCGGCAAATGCAATAATCATAGGTGAACTTGCGATGATGGATAATACAAAATCTATTGTTGCAGACCAGTTTGCTGTAAATCCCAAAACCGCAGGACAGCTTTTACAAATGTTAAAAGCAGGATTGAATAATAGCAGAATCAGAATTGGTGCTATGCCTACAGAAGAAGTCGAATGGTATCAATATCAAGATTATAACAAAGATATGTATGGGTCTCAATTAAAACAGAGTGCTGGACAATCCGCATCGGCATCAAGATTAATATATGCTGATGATAAAATGTCGCAGACCGAAATTGAGAATGCAATTATCACAGACTATAATACGGTAAAGCGAACTTATGCGCAGTTTAATAATTTCTTAAACTTTTTTGTAAATCGCAAAACTCGTAAGTTTAAATTTAATTTTGCACTTGATGGCTGTTCATATCCGTTCGAGCGCAAAAAAAGATTTGATAGTATTATGGCTATGGGCGCTATAGGTATGGTATTAAATTCATCCGCATATGCTTCAGCTTTAGGTGTACCTCCACAATCGTTTGCCGCGATGTTAGACGAGGGGCACAATGGAGATTTAACCGAAAAGTTGACTATGTTAATGAGTATACATACTGCATCTGATAAAAATGGTGCGCCGACAAAAGATAGTTCTGAATTGGCAGATGGAGGCGAAGAGTCTCGTGACAATACTTAAAGATTGGAGGTAAAGATATGAATGTAACAAAATCAACAATTGATGCTTTATATGAAATTATAGGGCAATGCTTTCAGTATAATAGATGGATAGACCGACTCGTTTCTGTGCTTGGCGTAAATTTTGCTTGCAATAATACAGCAAAATTATTGCATTCTCAAATAGCGCATGAGTTCCCTAATATATCCGACAAAATTGGCGAAAAATGTTTAGAAAGATATAACATTACGGTTGAATATGAGTCTACATCCGAAGGTAAACAAAATTATAATTCTGTGACAGAAATGATTGGATTGCTTGAAACCAAGATTATAGATTTTCAAAATATGCTTATGGCGGCAATGAAGATTGCATTTGAAAATAACGACCTCCAAGTATATGCTGATTTATCAGATATTTTAAAAGATTATAATAATATGGTTGGTCAAGTAATTTTAATCAATGATAAAATTAAATTTTATGGCGAAGAAAAAATCATGCAGTTTGACGCACAAATAGATAAGTTTTGGAATTTAGGTGGTGAATAATATGATAAGAATTGGAACCCCACCTGATATAGAAAATTATATCGGCGTAGACGATGAAACGGCTACTAAACTACATTTAGATGGTTTTTTGCCAAGATGGAAAGATGGTAAATATATTTACTTTTTAGCCACCAAAGAATTAATTAAATATATGGAGGGCGGTGAGTAAATGATAGAGAAAAAATTTAGTATTGACGACATTCAAATTTTCAGAGACAGAGATGATGAGGATGTGGATTTTGCATTTGCAAAAATTTACGCACTTGCCGTTGGTAGCAATTCGCACAAAAACCCTATATCAGAAGAGGTTTTACGTCGAGACGCACATACAATGCTTGGAAAATTCCTAGTCGCAAAATATGACAACTGGACAGAAGACGTGACAACTCACGTCAACTCGGAAGCTATTGTTGGATATTTTCCAAAAGATAGTAAAATAGAATTCGAAGAGAAAGATGGCAAATTATTTGTTGTGTATGAAGCTTTGGTTTCAAAACTTTATGCGACACAAGTATACAATTTGTTTGAGCAGAAAAATTTCAGAAATGTAAGCTGTGAATTTTCATGTACTGAGGGCGAAGAAGATGAAAATGGCGAAATACCAATTACATCAATATTTTTTCATGGTTGTACAATTTTAGGATTAAAATATAATCCATCTTGTGCAGGTAGCGAAATGAATATAGTCAAATTCAGTGAAAATGAAGCGGAGGCATTTTATAAAGAACATTCTGGTTCTAAAATAACAAAATTTGCTGAGGAAAGGAGGATAAAAATTATGGATGAACAAAAAACCTATAAGGTTGACAAAACAGAACTAAAAGACAATGAATGGGGAGATGTTGATAAGGCCGAAATAAGAAATAAAATAATGGATGCCAAAAACAAATCCACATTAGTCAAATCGGTTTATGCGTTAGTCGAAGATGGTTGGCAAGATGCTCCTTCAGAACATTTGAAATATCCTTTAATGCAATTGGTTGATGATACATTTTATTACAACCGCTACGCCCTTTCTAGTGCCTTAGCATATGCAAAACAAGAAAATGAGACAAGTGTTATTACTAAGGTTGAAAAACTTTATGATAAATTTAAACTAGGAAAGGAAGATGAAAAGCAAATGAGTGAAATTGCAGAAAAAGAATTCATTGAAACTGGCGAAGTTGAAAAGTTTGAAGAGCCAGCAGATATAGAAGAAACAAAAGAAAAAGAATTCGAAGAAGTTAAACCAGAATCCGATGACACTGAAAAAGAATTCGAATCAAAAGACAACGAAGAAGAAACCGAAACAGATAAAGAAGAAGATAAAGAATTTTCTTTAGACGCAAACGTTGATACTGCGGGTCTACTTGCAATGTTGGAAGAGGAAACTGAGGACTATCGTGCCCTTGCGGTAGAAATGCTAGAAGAGGATAAGGATATAATCATGGCTAAAACTTTGGCTATGTATAAAGAATTGTCTGAACTAAAACAGTACAAAGCCGAAAAGGAAACCGAAATTGCTAAAATGGCAGAAGAAGCCGAAGAAGCAAAAAAGATGGCAGAAATTGAAAAAATTATGGAGGAAGTAAAAGACGATTTAAGCGAAAAAGACTTTGCCGAACTAAAAGAAGAAGGCATGGGTTGTAAATTTGAACAGATTAGTCAGTTTGCTAACAAAGTAAAAGCTTTTGCCTACGAACAAAGTAAAGGCAAAGAAAAACCAGAAAAACCAGCCGAAGAAATCATGAAGTTCGGTTTTGATTTTAATGCTTATAGTAATGTTAAAAAAACTATGAGCGCAGAAGATATTTTTAATAAGTATAAATAATAAAAAGGAGTGAATTAATAATGGCATACGGAACTATAATCGCTGAATCAAGAATTCAAGCATATGATGTAAACGCCTTTAATCGGTCTGCTAAGCACGCTACAGCAGATGTAGATGGAGGTAATTTGGTTGCTTTAACAGCATCTACTACAGCAGGTGATAATGTATGGACTGCAACTACACCAGCAACAGGAGCACTTGGTAGCCTATGGATGGCATATAACCCATCAGTTAGATTAACCGAAGTTAATGACGGATTTTATGCAGGACTTTCCGCAGATGAAAGAGCATATACAAACATCGCAGGAAGAGTATTTGACGTATTTAAGCCTAAAGTTGGTGACGAAGTTCATCTGACTATTGATTGTATTGATGCATCTGGCGCAGACGCAGTCGCAGGAGACTTTTTAGAAGGTAAAAACGCTCAGACTAAACTACAGAGAATTGCCGCACTTACAGGGGCAACATCTGGCTCAACATCATTTGAAATCATCAGAGTTGAAACTCAGCCTTATCCAAGAGCAGGAGTTGGAATGGAATTTGCCAAGAAGTTTGTTTGCATTTGCGTACAAGAATAATTATAACAATAATAAGAGAGGTGATATATAATGATAAGAGAATATACAAAAGTAATGAAGTTCGCTGAGAACTCACCTGAGCTTTATACCGCATTTAGAGATTATGCGAATCATCAGGCTTCTGAAAGAGGAATCACAGGAAAGAAATTTTCCGACGTATCTTTAGACGAAAAAGAAAGAGTAATTAATAAACTGTTTGCAGAAGAAGTTGAGCGAAGAAGCGGTCTTACTGTTGCTTCATTTGATGGTTCTTTTGCACACTATGCAATGAACCCTATGGTAAAATCTTTTGCAGACGCAACAGTTGATTATCTGATTGACATGATTCTGCCTGAGACTCTGATTGGTTCTATCGGACTAATCGCTGATATTAGATTTGGTGGATTCGGAGATTCCTTCAAGTTTGACATCGAAAACAATGCGCTGTTTACAGTATCTAAAGCAGGTAGACGTCAGAAGACCGCTCCTGCACAGAGACTAACTAACACGACCGTAACTCTTGCTCCTGAAAACCATATGGTAACAGTAGCATCTAATCTTCCTAATATCCTTGCAGGTAGAGAATCTATCGCTAAGTTTATCATGAAGGCAATTAGAAGTATCGAAACAACTATGCTTTATGAGGCATATGATGCTTTCTATACTGCAATGGAAGCTGGCACTGTGCCTGCAAACCTAGTAAATGCTAACTATACTGAAACTGGTCTTATTGAACTGTGTCAGGTAGTTACCACTTACAATCAGGGCAGAAAAGCCGTTATTGCTGGTACCGCCGTTGCGCTGAAAAGTGTACTTCCATCGTCTTTGAATACTAGAATCCTGTTGAGTGACGAATATGTAACCGCAGGTTCTCTGAGAAACTTCAATGGATTTGATGTAATTGAAATGGCTCAGGTTGCTGATTATACCGCAAATGACTATAGCATGAAATTGAAAGATGACAGAATTTACATCGTATCTCCTGCATCTGACAAGATTATCAAAGTTGCTGTTGAAGGCGAATCTATTAGCCATACTGATGGAACTTACGAAAATGCAAACCTTGCCCAGTTCGGTTCTATATCAAAAGCATGGAGTGTTGCCGCTATTACGAATTCAGTCTCAGGCGTCATCAAACTATAATAAAAAAATAATTATATAAAATAACATAATTAGAAAGGAGTGAGAGTATGAAAAAAACGTTGTCGGAATATTTAATAGAAACGTATGGCGAAAACGCTATAGAATTATATTGGTCTGATAAAAATACTCTTACTCCTTATGATTACAGTTGCGGTAGTAAAAAACAAGTTTGGTTTAAATGTGTAGAAAAGGCATATCATGAAGATTATTTTATGAGAGTTAATCATTTTACAAACAATCATAGATGCGCATATTGTGTCGGTCAAAAAACACACCCAAAAGATTCTTTTGCTCAGTGGGGGATAGATAATATTTGTGAAGATTTTTTAGAAAAATATTGGGGAGACACAAATACTTTAAATCCTTATTTTTTATCTAAAAAAAGTACAAAAATAGCAATGTTTAAATGTACTAAAAAAGATTATCATAAAGAATATAGTATGAGTATTGTTGATTTTACTATAGGAAATAGATGCCCTTATTGTACTAATAAAAGAGTAAACAAAAAAGATTCTTTAGGTGAAAAATTTCCATATTCTAAAATTATATTTTCAGATAAAAACGAAAAATCGGTTTATGAATTAGCACCATATAGTCATAAAAAAATTTGGTGGAAGTGTGAAAATGGCATACATGAAGATTATCAAAGAACAATTTCAAAAAACGTTGAAGTTGGTTTTAAATGTCCAACATGTAGTACACAAAACACAGAATCTTCATTAGAAAAAACAATAAAGATTTTTTTAAAAGAGTTAAAATATAATATTGCTTGTGAGTACGATTGTTCAATAATCCCAAAAAATCCAAAAAACAAACATGGATTACCATTTGACATTGAAGTTGTTGACATTAATTTAATAATAGAAATACATGGTGGACAACATTATAATCTTTTTTCAGATAATACAAAATGGATAGGATATTTAACTCCACATCAATACCTTCATAAGCGCAAACTTTATGACCGCTATAAAAAATTTATAGCACATATAAATGGTTATAATTATCTTGAAATACCATATTGGGAGTTTGATGAAAATGACACATATAAACAAACAATACTAAACAAGATAGAACAAATTATCAAAGAATAAAAGGAGATAAAATATAATGGCAAGTAACGAGACTCCAAAACAAGAAACGTCTGAACTTGAAATATTAAGAAAACAAGTAGAAGATATGAGAGCAATGTTTGCAGAGATGCAAAAACCAAAAGTAGTAGAAAAAGAACATAAATCAATTGGTAGCACTAAAATAAAAGTAATGAGTTTAATACCATATAAATTGTTTTTAACAACTGAACCTATGGGTAGCGGAAAAGTTTATTCATTCAAAGGTTATGGAGATACGCAAAAAATCAAATTTAGCGATTTAGAAGATATTGTTTATAATCATAGGAAAAATGTTGAGGATGGAATATTTTATATTTGTGACCGAAAAGCAATTGAAGAACTTGAATTAACGGATGAGTATGAAGCAATTTTTGACAAAGCAAAAGTTGATGAAATTGTTGAATTAAAAGACCAAGCAAGTGTAGAGGCATTTTTAATTTTAAGTGACTTTATGAAAGAATCTGTATCAAGGCAGATTGCCGATAAAATAAATGAAGGCGTAGAATATAATTTTAATTATCTTGCCGAAATTCAACGAAGAGGCGAAATTGATATAATTAAAATAGCAGAAGAGTCTAAAAAATAGTAAAATAAGGAGTAAAGATAATGGCAACAAATTTTGATGATATTATAGACAATATGTTAGTTACCATTAGAGATTATAAACTCGACAATCTGTATGAATTAGAACCTACTTTATTTTATCAGATATTGGAAAATTATATGATTCGTGGCATTCCTAAATTTAGAGAATGTTTAAAATCATTAGAATATGATAAAGAGGCACGAACATTCGATAGTGATTTTGATATATATGAAATATCAATCATAGCAGATTGGGGTGTTATAGCATGGTATACCGCAGAGTTGCAAGATGTATTAGAATTCAAAGAGCCATTAAGCGATAGCGACTTTAAAAGATACTCAACTGGACAAAACTTGCGACCTAGACAAGATTATTTAAATGCTTTGCGCGAAAAGGTTAAGCAAGACAGTGTAGATTATAATGTAGCACATTTATCTGAACTTCCATTTTTCAATGAGGTGATATTATGATAGATAAAATATTTAAAATATTGCCACTAAAAGAAGATTTGGATAAAGGTATAATTGTTGACTCTGACTTTACTATATATCTTAATAGACTAATAGTTGAGTTTTCGGGGATGTTAGACGTTACAGATAATGGTAAACTTAAAGAAGTTGTGTCTATAATAAAAGGTATAAAGATTGAATACAAAAATTCAACTCATGAAGAAATAAGGTCTCTTGTATTTCATTGTATATCTTTGGTTAAATAAGGGGGGTGTTTTGATATGGGATTGCCTATGTATGAAGCAATACGAAATTTGTCGAAACCGCCCAAAGAAAGATATATTGAACAAATACAAGCATTAATCAATGTACAATGGGACAACACCATAACGGTAAATACCGTAAAAGAGGCTATTGCAATTGGTAGCCTAGAGTTTGAAGAAATAGAGGCTAGAATTAGCCATATGATTGATAATGGAACAACTTCTATGAAGAACGCAGATGACTTTAAAAAGATAAGCTATAAAGATGTTGACCACTTTGTTTCAAGAGGTATGTATTATCAATTTGAGGATAATTATTGGATAGTAACATTTACTGACAATATTTTAAGAACTATGAAAAATACTATAATACGCAGATGTAACAACACATTAAGATGGAAAGATAATGAGAGCGGCGTTCTTATATCTTATCCTTGCGTATTAGATTATGACGCGGGGTCATTTAGCCCGCAAAAAACAAAAGATATAATAACTCCAAATAACCATATAACAATAATCGTGCAAGGTAACACTGATACAAATAAAATCTTAGTCAATCAAAGATTTATTTTTAACGGCAGACCATTTAAGATTGCAGGATATAATGATTATATGCAAAATGGAGAAGTTGACAATTCTACCACCTTATTATACTTTGAAGCATTCTTAGACGAAATCTCACCTTTTGATGACTTAGTCAATAGTATTGCAAATGCTAATGAGCACGTATATACTGTTAATATATTGCAAGACAATTTTGAGCAAATTACAGGATATGTCGGGGTGTTAGAGGCGGAAGTTAAATTAGACGGCGAAATAGCCGACAAAACAATAGTGTGGGAATCGATGGATTTGAACTCTGAAATAACTCAGCAAGGTATTTGTACCTTAATTGGAGAAACGGGGTCACAGGCCGTCGTGAGAGCCTCATATGGGGACTCTAGTGACATTATAACTATAAATATTGTAGATGCCGTTGTTTCAAATAAAGAGATGGTAATTAATCCGCAGATTGATACCATACTTCAGAACAGAACGGTTGATATATATTGCAATGTTTATGATAATGACATATTGCAAAGTGACGTGATATTTGTTGTGCCAAGTGGCGCAAATGCAGAAAATTACAGTCTGACAAAAATAAACAATAATCATTATCAATTAACAAACATTGCTCCTTGTAAGGAAAAATTAATATTAACATTCGCAAGTGGTGCATTAAGTCGCATCATGGAAATTAAATTAGGAGGTGTATTCTAATGGCTTTATATAATACATTTGAGCGCCTCCCTATAATTCCATATAATATAATAGTAAAACTATTTGATAATGAAAATTTTTGGAAACTATTATATTATCCAACTTATGAATGTTTGAGTGGAGCAAACCTAACCATAGAACAGAAATCTGATTTAATATGGAAAGGCCAAGATAGAATGGAGGAGTATGGGGTGTTTTTATCTTCGCTAAATGAAAATATGATGCCAAATGCTACTACATTTATGAAATTATATACTGTTGATATATCGCCAGACAATCACATTATTTCAACTGTTGCTTATCAGTTTGAAATTTTATGCAATGGCAAAATATCTATGGTAGACTACGAGGGTATGCCCTCAAATAGACTTGATGTGATAAAGATGGAAATTTTACAAACGTTAAATGGGCAAGATGTTGCAGGTGTAGGTGTCTTACAATTCAATACAAGATTAACAAGATTGTGTAATTCAAGAGCAGGAATTATCGGCAACGGTACATTCCATGGCACAAATCTTGTATTGGCAACTCAGGTTGGTAGTGTTGGTAGCAAATGCTAGATTTAGAATACTTAAAGCAACAATATTTTACGTTTGATAAACCTATTCCATTCAAATCATTTAATATATATCCTGTCATGTTAGAACAATATTATGACTTCATGTATTGTCACGACATTTTAGATATAGACAAAAATAGTATATCCGATGTAAAAGTAATTAAGATGACGTATTTAGAATTTTTAATAGCACTGTTAGAAGAAAGTGAATTGGTACAATATAAATTATCAACCATACTTGAGGTATGTTTAAGAATAGATTTAAATACTGTAGAAGTTAAAATCTGTGATAATAATAAATTATACATTAATGGAGAATTAATTAATTCTAAAGATTTTGACGAATTACGTAAGATTATTTTATATCAAAACATTGCCACTTATAGCGATGAATATATTGACCCTGATATTAAAAATATGCAAGAGAGATATAATAGAATAATTAATAAAAATAAAGAACAAATTGAGCCACCAACCCTAGAGGACTTGATGGTCAGTTTGATTGCAGAAATAGGATATACTATGGAATATGTTACAGGCTTGTCTTATAGAAAATTTTATTTGTTGCTGAAAAAAGTTGAAGATAAGATTGATTATAAAATATTGAAATCGGCAGAAATGTCGGGGAATGTAACATTTAAAGAGCCAATAGAACATTGGATATATAAGAAAAAGAAAGACAAGTTTGCTAATGCTTTTGCAAGGTCAACTACAGAAGATATTGCAAAAAAAACAAAATAAAAATAAGGAGATGATTTAATGAAGAAAGTATTTTTGGCTTCAGTAGCCGATGTAATAGTTTACAAGGGCGACCAACTAATCTCTTATGCTGAAACTTTGACCGACACAAGTATTGATGTATCAACAACTTTGGAGGAAATAAGAGCAGGTAAGGGTAATAAGCTTTGGGCTAAATATGCGCATACTAGTGGCTTTAATATGACATTAAATAATGTTATGTTCGACACTAACTTTATGGCGCTTAATTTGGGCACATTAGCTCAGGTTGGCGGAGATGGTATCTACGAAGAGGCTATAACTGCAAGCGTAAACGATGCTTTGACCGTAACCGAGACGCCACAGGATTTTATGGGGCTTGGAGTAATTGGATGGTATAGACTAGAAACTGAAAGCGCATGGACTAAGATGACATTGTCAACCGCCAAAACGTTTACTGCCGTTGGCGTAGTTTCTGGCTCAACTTATTGCGTTAAATACGTATATACAAACGATGCTATGGAAGTTATTACTGTTCCTGCAACAATCGTTCCTGATATTGCAACCGTTATTTTAAAGGTTGGACTTTATGCAGGAGAAACTTTTGAAAATGCAACAAATCAAGTCGGTATTCTTGAGATTGAAGTTCCTAGATTTATGTTTAATGGCACACAGACATTGAGCATGACAGCCGCAGGCGTATCTAGTAATGATTTTAGTGGTTCTGCTTTGGTTTATAATTCAAACGGATGTACTGGTGGCGGCGAATACGCTAAAATCAAGACAGTATTGTTCGATTCCGAGTGGCATAATTCATTAATAGATATTGCCGCCGAAGGAGGAACCTTAGTATTAAATGATTATATTATCACTAGGGGGATTTTTAAAAATAGCACTACAAAAATTATTGACCCAACGTTATTGTCTTATACCGCTACTGGATGTACTGTAAACGCAACAACTGGTCAAATTACGGCAGTATCGGCAGATGGTAATGTATTGATTAAAGTTGCTGGTGCTGGACTTCCTGCTAATATAGCCGCAATCGAAGATATTGTGCTTGTATCAGACGGAATTTAATTAATAATTTAAATAGGGAGGTAAAATTCCTCCCTATTTATACATAAAAACTATTGACATTGGTATATTTTTATGGTATAATATACCAAGGAGGTTGATATGAGTAAAAAAACACACGAAAATTTTTTAATTGATTTGTATAAAGTTAATGAAAATTTAATTGTATTAAATAAATATTATAATTCACAAACGCTCATAGAGTGTAAATGCACTATACATGATTATGTATTTCAGAAAAAAGCATATACCCTTTTACATGGATGCGGGTGTCCTGTTTGTTCTAAAAATATTATATTAAAAGGTGTGAACGATGTTAATACTACTCATTCACATATATCAAAATATTTAGTTAATATAAGTGATGGAGATAGACTTCATATAAATAGTAAAGAAAAAGTAAATGTTAAGTGTGTTTATTGTGGACATAAAAAATTATCATCTTTATCTGATTTAAATAAATATGGAGTTTCATGTCCTATATGCGGGGATAAAATATCATATCCTAATAAGTTTATTAGAAATATTTTTGAGCAACTTGGTGTAGAATATACTTCAGAGAAAATTTTTGAATGGAATGATAAAAATAAAAAAAGATTATACGACATATATTTACCAGACACCAACACAATAATTGAGGTTAATGGAGATTTCCATTATAAGGAATGTCATTTTTATAATCAATATTATGAAAAAGTAAAAGAAAATGATAAATATAAAAAACGCATAGCAATTCAAAATGGAATATCAAAATATATTAAGATAGATTGTTCTAAATCATCAATTGAATATATTAAAAATTCTGTTTTATCTAGTGAAATTGCATCAATGTTTGATTTGTCAATAATAGATTGGTTAATGTGTCACGAAAAATCTCTTAATAATACAACCAAAGATATATGTGATGCTTGGAATACAGGAATTAAAAACACGTCTGATTTGGCTAATATTTTCAAATTAAATAAAAATACCATTGTTCGTCATTTAAAAAAGGGAGCACAAATAGGTTGGTGTTTGTATAATTCTAAAGAAGAACTTAAAAAAAATGGTGCAAAAAATTCTAAAAAATATAGAGCAAAAAAGATTCGTTGTGTCGAATATGATATGGTTTTTAATTCATTAAGTGATTGTTCAAGATATTTTAAAGAAACTTATGGCTTAAATGTAACAGCAACAGGAATAAGTTCTATAAAAAACGGAAAAAATAAAACCCATTGTGGTTTACATTTTGAATATGTATAAAATACTAAAATAGGAGTTATCGCAAATGGTAACTCCTATTTTTTTAAATAAATTGAATGGGAGGAAAATTTATGTGCGAACACGCAGTTTTAAACAAACGTGGAATGACACAATGGTTAACTTGCGATAAGGATGGAGATTTTTGTCCTTTTCAAAGAGTATGCCATGATACTAAATCTATTATAAATACAACCACGTATGTTAATTGCCCCAAATTAATTTTGATTAGTAACACAAATTCTGTTAATCTAACACCAGCAATGTTAAATGAAACAAAAAATGTTACGGTTAAAAACAAAAAACGTAAATCAAAGAAAAAATAAAAAGGGAGATGATTAAATGGCATATATAACAGTTCCTAAAATACAAAGGTCTAATACAAGTACCTCTGTTGAATATGATATTTTAAATGATGATGCCACTTTATTGGCGCAATTAAAAGCAATAGAGTCAGATTTTCCTACTCAACCATTAGCAATGAATGTTGATGTATTTTTACCTGAGGGCGGGGCAACTCAAATAAAAATAAATGGCGGAGAATGGCAAGATTTTATGGCAGGTGCATCTTATGGATTAGACAATATAACCAATGTAAACAGTGTTTTATTGTCAGCTACAGGTATAGTCTACACTGTTTCAATTAGTTTTGAATAGGCGGTAGAAATATGAGAGGAATATCTAAAACCGATGCGATTTCAATTGCTATATATATGGCAAAAAAATATGCCGCATTAGGTATAAAAAACATTGATGTGAACGAAGATGGCGACATTGTAGTAACCTATGCTGACGATAGTACATCTATAATTAGTGGCGCTTTATTTATGGTTCAATCCGTATATGACGTATATAATCGTGGAAAAGTGGATATGGCTCAGGATAGTGAAAAACTAGGTGGTCAGCTACCTGTTTACTATACTGTAAGTAATAACATAACATATGATAATGATATTAGTGGTCTTACCGCAGAAACTGTAAAATTGGCTCTTGACGAAATTGTTAATATTTTAAACAATATAAAACAACCGCCATTAAGTTCGGGTTTAACAACCTTGCCGACATTTACAGATAATGGCAATGGAACATTTACGGTAGGAAATGCAACTGCAAGAATTTTTGTTAGTTCTGATTTTGTTGGGGATATAGTTGAAATAAGTGTAATGGGGAAATCGTTTACGCCGACAGATAATTTACAAAGTTATCTTGTAATAAATTATAATAATAATGAACCTGTATACCAACTTATAACAAACGTAGAACTAATTAATGAAAGCACAATTATACCTGTATATTCTATATATCGGAGCGGTAACGATTTACTACCTTTAAATTGGGATAGAATAGGATTAGGTTTATCAAATAAATTACATCAAAGATTAGTAAAAACAAGAAGATTTGAGCGCGAAAGTGGCTTGATGTTAAGTGAAACTTCTGGAAGAATTGCTAATATATCTGAGGGTATATTATGGTATGGGGCAGTAAGAAATATATTAAGTTCTGTAAATAGCACAAGCGACATATGTCATTTACATTATCATTTAGATGGGGTATATACAAAAACAGAAGTGTTAAAATATAATAATATGTATTATGATAATGGCACAGATTTAGTACTTTTAAATAATAATTATTATACTGTAAATTGGATATATCGAGCAGTTGAAGATGGAAAACATATGGGGATTGTATTAGGAGATAAAGAATACAATCAACTATCTTTAGCAGTAGAATCACAACCTAGAACCGATTTACCTGATGTAATAAAATCGAGTGCGATTTTGATAGGTAGAATTATAGTTCAAAAAGGAGCTATGGTGGCCGCAAAAATAGAGTCTGCATTTGAAACTACATTTATAACTGCACCAATTAATACACATAACGATTTGGCTAGCTTACAAGGTGGCACAATCAATGAATACTATCATCTAACAAATGCAGAGTATAATGATTTGTCTAATTTTGCGAAGATAAAAAGATTTGGATTTACAGACTTGTCGGAAACCACTATTAGTTTTGATGGGGTAAATACATTTACATTAGCAAAAACTGGTGATAGTTGGTCGTATTTTAGAAATGGCGACATATATACAATCACAACAAACAAAACGGTTACATTATCCGATACACCACCTGCTAGTACAGGTATGTATTTTATTTATATAAATAACGATTTGGGAGATTTGGTGGCGTCTACAACACCATGGTCAATTGAAGAAAATATAGTTTTTGTTGCGATTTTGACTTGGAACAATGCGTTAACGCCGAAATTCCAATTATCCGAGGAAAGACATACTTGTTTATGGGATAGACAAGCACATAGGTATCATCATTTAGTTGATGGCACAAAGTTAATATCGGGTGGGATATTGTCGGGTTATACATTAAATAGCACTACGGATACCAATAAAGTTTTCGGTATATCGCAAACTGTTATTGCTGATGAGGATTTATTTTTAACCTTAGCGTCATTAACAAAGCCCGACGGTGTATCGCCCGCATATGTAAACGTATATCGTAATGGATTAAATAACTGGATATGGAATCAGAGTAATATGCCATTCAAATATACTACTACGGGTTTTATTGAATATGATGATGATGGTGTTATGACTCCTATTACAAACAATAATTTTTGCAACACATATTTATTAGTTTCTAATATTCAAGGAGCGGCAAGATATATTATATTAAGTGGTCACGGGTTATTTTCAAATGCAACTTCTGCGTATGCTGAAAGATTTGAAACATTTGATTTAACAGGATTTGTAACCGCTGAATCTGTGGCATTATATCAGCTTACTTGGAAGGGCGTAAACAATGGTAATACGGGTCAATGTGAATTAAATCGTGTTCAGCAAATAACAGCAAATATTGTATCGACCAATGTTAGTGGGGTTATTAATCATAATGGTTTAGATGGGCTACAAGGTGGCGGAGCAGGGGAGTTTTATCATTTTACACAGATAGAACATGCCGATTTGTTAGCAAATAAATTCTGGGCACTTTTAGGTATTCCTGCTAATTTATTACTAACTACCGAATATCAAAAAATAGTTAATACAGATACTTTAAAGGTTCCTGCTGACACAAATTCTTATTTTACGTTGAGTGGAGATAAAAAAGATATAACATGTTTAAAAACTGGCATGATTAGAATAACTAGAACATTAAATGTTGCATCTATATCTGTTCCAACTATCTTAACATTAATACCAACAATTAATACAATACAAACGTCGCAATGTCTTGCACAAGAACAGCAGATAAGTGTGACAACAACAACAAAAGATATAGGTTATTCATATTATTTGTCTGTTCAAGCAAATGATGTTGTGTCATTATGGGCAAAAGGAGCGGATGCTTCAACATTAGCATACAATAACGCAAGAACAACAATTGAATATATTTAAATTAATTAAAACACAATAATAAGGAGGTAATTTATTATGGCAGTAACAGCACAGTGCGGTGGAATTTTAACAGGAAAAGGTTTGGTAACAAGTAATGGAGTGTTAGAGGTTGCAGTAGGAGATACAATTGCATTTACAGGGGATGAATTAGAAATCGTTCCAATGGCTAACATTGCAGATTCAGAAGAAGCCGCTTCTCCAACAACGGCAGAGTTTAATGCGCTTTTAGCCGCTCTTAAAACAGCAGGGTTTATGGTAGCAGACGAGGCTTAATAACAGAAAGGAACTAAAGGGTGGACAAGAAAGTTTATAGACAATGTGCTTATCTTGTCGAACTTAACGGAATTGGAAGTGAGCAATGTGGGGCAAAGATAGTTATATGTGTTAGCAACAATGCACATAATATCAACGCCCCCACATTCACTTGCGTTCCTTTAACTAGTAAGATAAAAAATGATATACCAGTTCATTATAAGTTAGATACAAGTAAATATAATTTTCTTTGGAAGGATAATACTACTGTACTTTGTGAATCTTTATGCGTTGTAGACAAATCAAGAGTACAAAGATTTGTTGGCAGGATTGATGACGAAGATATGGCGGAAATAGAAAGGCGTTTAATGATACAATTAGGAATTTTAGATTAGGAGAATGCAATGTGGAAATACAAGAAATAGTAATGGAACAACAATCGATAAGAAAGAGAGTTGGAATCCTAGAGCAGAAACAGGCAGTTAGTGATATACTAACTCAACAAAGTATCGAAACCACAAAAGAATTAAGCACGACATTAAAGGCCGTAAGTTTAACATTAGCAAATATAAACAATTCCCTTGTCAGAAGCGATGAGCGCATGGAGGAAATGGGTAAAGTAATTTCTAAAATTGACAAAAAGGTCGAAGAGATTGAACTAAATTTTGAGGATAAAGTAGATTGCCTTGAGGAAAGATTTTCTGAAAAAACAGAATATTTAGATGAAAAAATAGATATTATTGAGGAGAAGGGTAAATTTGACTTTCTTGAATATGTAAGAAAAAATCTTATTCAGATAGTTGTAGCGGCTGGCATTATAGCTTATATTGTGACAAAAAACTTTTAACAGAATGGAAAGGAATAAAAGGATGATTGATGTATTCTTAATCGTTGCGGTTGTAACTATGATTTACAGCACAATTGTAATAACAAAATATGCAGAAGAGTTTATGGATATGCAGAGACAAAAACATAATAATGATTTTATTTTTACATATGTCAATAATTGTGAAAAGACACTAAATAATATAGTATTAGGCGTTTATAGTAATGTTGATATTACAAATGCTTCAGATTGTAAAAAAGCCTTTGTTAAGTGTGAAAACAAACTGTTAGAAATAATGGGGGCTGAGACCCCATACATAATAAATAGCATGTATTCAAATTATGATAAATGGCTTAAGATTCAGATAGAATCAATACTAGCACAGAGATAGTGTTTTGGGGTCATTATAAAAGCATACAGCGATTTTTGTGCCAATTTGGTACATTAGTATTAAAGGAGAGAAAAATATGAAAGAATTGATTGTAAAATATAGAGATTTAGAAGAGTACGGTGTAAGGGTTAAACAATATTTATCCCCTGCCGAGATTGAATTAATTGTAACTAATCTTTTAGCAGAGCAAGATTTGTTTAAGCGTGAATTATTAAGAAAATATTATATATTAAAATATTGCACCAATATTGAGGTTGATGAAAATTTTGATATTGAACTTGCCGTCGAGAGCGGGCTATATGATAGTATTGAATTTGAAATGTCTAATTTGTGCGAAATTGAATATATGATTAATAAACACGAAACTACAACAGTAGTTGTTAAAGATTTTTTACAAAAAATAGAATTAAAGATGCCTGACGCAAAGACACAAAAATCTATGATAACAAAATTACAAAAGATGAGTAAAGAATTTGCGCCAAAAAGTGAATAATCATGGCATTTAATCAAACGTATGTCGATATGACATTTAAAGCATCTGTGGCGCTAGATTATGCTATGGTAAAACTACTCAATGCACTTAGAGATAATATTGAGCAGATTGTATATGGTGCGGGAATTCCAAGTACATATGACCGCAGTTACGAATTTTTAAAATCATGGGAAACATCTATGCCAATAATTAAAGGCAATTTAATTCAATCCGATTTGTTTCAAAATATACTCGATATGACATTCGATGCGGATAATTTTTTCCATGGTAGTAATTATTGGAGACAAGAAGATGTTACACCATTTTTGGCAAATATCATATTTGATGGGTTGTCGGGCGATTTGATGGGAGAAGGATTTTGGCGCCAAGCAAGAGATGCGTGGACACCAACATTGGAGTTATTAACAAACGGCACGTTTTTAAGATGGTTTGAAGAATCAATGATGTCTCAGAGTGCGAGCGGTTCAATGTTTCAAATAACATTTAAGTAAGAAAGGGATAAAATGAGTAAAAATTCACTAGGGCTAGATATGAGTAGCACGAAAAGTGGCTATGCATTGTTTAACGATGATAAATTAATTACATACGGTGTGTGGGAGCCATCAAAAGAATTGTCTTGGCGAGATAGAATATTATATATGGGCAAAAAATTAAATGAATTTTTAATTGAGCATAATGTAGATATTATATATTGCGAAGATGTTCCTTTAATGCTAAAAAACCCAC